TTTTATCTGCATAAAAATCATGAGGAAAATCAAAATTATCATGCAGAGATTTTAGAAACCAACCAAACTTATCTTGCTTCCTTCCAGTATCGGCTTTTTGTTGGGCAGCACGAAAATCAATTAATTCCCGTGCCTTTGTTCCCAATTGAACTCCCTTTGGCATTGTCCTAACACTTTATAAGTATTTAGAGGTCGTCTATGCGTCTGTTCTCTGAGAAGTATGAATCAAAATGTCCATCTGGATAACGAGCAGCAAGTTTTTGAACATTCCTTGCAATGACATCATCAAGAGATACATCAAGTGCCATACATGCTTGTGCAACATACCATAGTACATCGCCAAGTTCAATCTTAAGATGCTCTCTATTTGCTTCATCATATGGTTTGCCTTGGAATGCAATCTTCTTAACGATCTCCAAGAACTCTCCACCTTCAGCACTGATACCAACAGCAGCAGTCAATAGACGCTCAATGCTACACCCACTACCTTGTAGTTGTGCTACACGAGAAATGAACTGAGAAGCAATCTTAGACTCATCACTAGTAACAGAGTTTACAAAAGTAGTATACTCAGTCCACTTAGGATTATCTACTCTAGTCTTAACAGGAGCAGGAGTCTCAGGTGTAATAGTTAAATTAGTTGCTGCTGCTCTTGCTGCTGGTGGTGCTTGTTGAGGTTGAACACTAGTAGGATCTGTTGCCCTAGGAGGTGTTGGATTAGTATTAGTATTTGCAATACTGCCTAACTGAGCTTCAGTTGGATTATCAGGATCGTCTCTCCATCCTTCAGTTCCAGCATCACCTGGTTCTACATCCCAAAACTCTTTAGGACGATTTGGTCTTTTAAGTTGTGGTGTTGGCTTCTGCGGATCTGGTGTAGCATCAGCGATAGCATCGGAATAAGTAGGCATGATCTTTAATTAGTTACAGTTTCTTTAGGATGAAAATTATGTATCTTATCTAAGTGGAAAAATTCCCAAGTAAAAGATACATCTCCTAAATCCTTTTGTTCAAAATCCAAATCCTTCGGAACAATATCGAAGAACGCAGCGATAGTAACTCTATCACTATCATTGAACCAGTCTTCCTTTATATATGGATTATGTAGGAAACAAGTCGGATAGGATACAAAACTATTATACCCCATTTCTACAATTTCTTCAAGCTTCCAAGGATTATAATCATCTATCTGGAACCATTTGGGTTTATCAACTAAAGAATGATTCAAATTTTTAAAGAATCTAGTCTCATCATTATAATCATTATGACTATAATCTAACCAAGACTTCTTACCTTTAAATGACCAAAATCCAGTCTTAACCTTATCAGAATCAGTAAGATTTATATTACAAGCAACATGAGCAGAATCTTCAATAACATTTTCAACAAGATCTGTATGTGGAAATACAGAACGCAGATCATCTATTCCCATATTACCATTAAAACAATTACCACTAATATTTTTAACACCTACTTCCCTAACACCAAACAAAGGTCTAAGAGAATTGAGCAATGGATCAGCAAACCAATCAGCAATCTCTGGAAATACATAATAACTTTTACCTGGTCTAATAATACTATCGAAATTATTACAACCATTTGTCCACCAGTGACCATTGACTAAGAAGTCTCTAACCTTATCAGGGAATTTAAAATAATCCTCTGCCATAAGTACTGGTATATCACCATCCTTACCAACATATTTAAATTCCCACCTAGCATTGTTGACAACACTAATCTCTGACCATATGTCATTGGAAGATTTAATCATCAGGTAAACTGCAAACTAGCAAATTTATTTTTCATAGATTCAAAACTAGTCTTAGTATCATCCTCTTGCTTACCAGTGTCTATCAATTCACCACCTTCATCCTGATTACAATCATACAATCTCATCTTAGAACGATCAATACCAATAACAAATCTCTTATGCATAGTAGGATCATTATATCTATTCTTTAATTGTTTAACTTGAATCTGATTCAAGGGTTCCAACTCCTCGCTAGAAATGAGAGCGAACATAAGGTCAGCAGTAGCAGGAAGTCCGAAAGATTCAGATGTGTCGGTAAGGTCAACATCACTAGAAGCAAAACCAGAACGAGTAGTTTGAGTAGCACTGACAATCGGTAGATCAAACTCGACAGCAAGACCCCGAAGCTCTTCAGCAATCGCTTTAACATAAGAATAAGAATTGACATTACCTCCTGCTTTGTATCTTGAGGAAGCACATATGTTTAGATAATCTATGAATATTATATCAGGACTAAAAGATTTCTTCAACAATAATTCATTGAGCAGTGCCTTAAAGTGTCCACTATGAGCAGATGCAGTAGGATACTCTTTTATTATTAATGATCCCTGTGTCTTCTTAGCAATATTAGTTACCTTATTCTCAAACATTACACGAGGTAATTCATTTATGTCTTTAATATTGACATCAAGTAAATTAGCATCGATCCTCTCCGCAATCTTTTCCTCTGCCATTTCCATTGTAATGTAGAGAACATTTTTTCCCTGGAGGAGGACACTGCTAGCCACATGACACATGAATAAAGATTTTCCAACACCTGTGCCAGCGAGAGCAATGTTGAGAGTCTTATTCGGTAGACCACCCTTCGTAATCTTGTTGAAAAACTCAAGGTCGAACGGGATCTTATCCTCCTTTCTGTGGTACGATTCATATCTTTCCTCATAATCTTCTAAGTAATCATGTCCTATATGATTATCGAAAGACACAGCCAAAGCATCAGACAAAATACTAGGAATAGAATCCCTTCCTTTCTTGTCATCCTGTCCATCGGCAATCTTAATAGAAGACATCAACGCTAAGTATATAGCACGATCTCTACACCATTTCTCTGTAGCATCCAGTAACCAATCATCATTGATATCACTATCTTTCAATGAAGAAATAGTTTCTTGCAATTCTTTTAACTCTGTCTCTGTAAGATCAGATCTATTCTGTATTTCAATTTCTAAAACTTCTGTAGTAAGAAGTTTATTATACTTGGCAATAAAGTCAATAATCTCTTGACATACTACTTGCTCTGCTCTAATGTCAAAGTAGTCAAGGTTAATAAATGGAATAACCTTCCTAGCATAGTCTTCATTGTGAATCAGATTCCTAAGAATCGTTAGTTCAAGTCTTTCCATAACCACAAACAAATGATATACTCACTCTCTTTTTATTTTCTTTAAAAGGAGTGACAGTGTGAATAAGATACGAAGGGAAGAATATTAACAATCCAGAAACAGGGTAAGTATAATAAGCATCAAAGGTATATGGACTTGGATTGTTTGGATCTTTAAGAAGATTATTCTTCAATCCATATGAAGGGTCTTGAAAATATAAAGACCCACCATCCTTTCCATTCCATGTACCTGGCTTTATAATAGCATTCGGATCGTAGTTAAAATAACATTCGTTACTATTCGTTAGATATTCAACAGGATAATAAACACCAGATAAAGAAGCTCTACCGTGATGATGTCCTAGATTGAAATCACCAGACTCATTTATGTTTGCCCATAGTTTGTCACAAGTTAGTCCCTGTAAAAAACCATGCTGCTCACAAAAATGATTTGCCCACCTCTCTATTATACCACGCAGTTCACCAAAGCTGCCATAATCATTTTCTAATCCACTTCTACTATGCCACCCACCCATATTACTACGAGTTTTTCCTGTAGAATCCTTTTGATTCTCTGATAAAATATCAGTCAGTAAACTTACATTTAGATCGTGCTTTTTATCAACGAAATTATAAAGTGCTATTGGAATAGGAAATAAAGGTAGACACCTAGGATCCATAACTAAACTCTCTCTGTGCAGTCTCATCTAGAGCTTGCATAACCTCAGGTGTAAAATACTTCTCTGGGTTCTTGTATATCTCTTTAGCGTATACTTTCTTGCCGTTCATTTCATAACGACCAGCAACATTCTTCCATAGACCACCAAGTTCACCAAGATCTAATAGACCATAGTACTTGTCCAGTCCTCGATCATCATAGAACAGGCGAACAGTGACATCTTTATTCTCCTTACTTAGACGAGACTTTGCTGTCTTAGCTTTGATAAGATTTCCGATGACATCTTTACCGTCTTTCTCTTTCTTTTTCGTGAGGTAAATGATCGTACTAGAAGCGTACTTAAGACCACTACCGCCCCCCATCTCTTTAGTTGGTACATAGGCTCCAATAACATCATAAGTGTGGTTAGTAACTATCATAGGTATATTAGCTTGTCCTAACTTCAAAGTCAACATTCTAAATGCACCCTTAACCAATTGTGATTTGGTCATGTCTCGGACTTGCTTGTCCTCTAATGCATCGTTAATTTCTTTCTCAGTGGACAGCATACCAAGTGAGTCTAACACAAACATACAGGGTTTGCGATCCTCTGTTTTGGTCTTAAGATATATATCAACTGCCTTAAGTGCCTTGCTTCTAAACTGTTCAATAGTTACTACATTAAGTACTACGAAACGAGATGTGTCAATTCCCCTATCTTCAAGGAGAGTCTTTGTGATAGCGGATTCGGTATCAAAATATAAGCAGTAAGCGTTAGGATCGCTATCCAGAAAATTTTTAACGACAGCGAGAGAGAAGAAAGTTTTTCCAGTGCTACTTTCACCAGCAATAGCAGTAATCTTGTTGCTAGATACACCACCAAATATGCTACCTGATACGAGTCCGTTAAAAATGAACGAACCCGTGTCCACATAGCTTTCGCTTTCGTCAATATCGGCTGCGAGTTTGGTGTAGTCATCACCGATCTCCTTTACAATGTCCTTCAAAAAATCCATAATTAATCGTGTCGATGTTTTGTCTTGGGTGAATGTCCGTGTGCTATTCCTAGTTCGTGCATTTTAGAATGCTCATCAATCTCATCTCTGAGATCTTTACCGCCACTACCAAAGGTCATGTAAATACCATAACCTAATAGTCCAATAACAACTATACCTATTATAACAGGTATTGCAAGACCTGGCTCAATTAGGGGTTGTTTCTCCCATGTACCAGGTAAATGATATACAGATGGTTTTGCTAGAAAAATCATATAACCTCCCTAAGTAGTTGCTTACCTCCTTCCTCTCTAGTCTCTTTAACTAGCTTAAGTTTTTGGAACAATGCAGTGTCACCACCTAAGGTAAGTGCTCTGACTATTGTATCTAATTCTTTGTCGTTGATAGGTAATTCCATTTAAGTAAAAAAGGATTCGAGGTTTGCAGTTCTTTCCACCTGCCAACCAATAGAGTCAAGTATGATCCTTAAAGGTTCAAGAAAACTCTTATTGAATTGTAAGTCGTGATCGATATACTTATCAATCCCTAACTCTTTGGGGAAATCTTGTATAAACGAGATAACATTCTCATGTATCTTGTTTGGTTTTTTAAGGTAGCAGAATTTAATCTTCTCTCCATTACTGATTAACGAATACTTGTTCGTCAACTTATTCTCCTTAATGTAATGGTTAAACAACAAAGCACCACGCACATGAATGGGTGTTCCTTTGGTATAAATCATGCTTGCCGATTTATATTTAGTGACATCTGAAACTGACCTTGGGAATGCTATTTCCTCAGGTGGGAGATTCCTGAATTTCTTACGACTAGCAGCAATGAAATCAATAACTTCATCCTCTGTACCATTCATCATAAGTTTGAGAGCATCCTTAATCATAGTACGACAAGGTGCAGGTGTAGAAGATTTAACTGCCTCTATACCCATCATCTTCAACTTAGGCTCATTGTATTGGACTCCTTCACTATTCCATACATTCAGGATGTATCGCTTCTTAGCAGTCCATATACCCCTCTCTGCGATGTTCTCTCGCTTCATAAACATCTTTTGGTCATAAGCACTAACATACTCTGCTAGTTCCTTATAGGATTGATCTATGAAAGGTTCAAACTTCTCCTCACATATCTTATCTAAAAGTTGTACTGTCTTGTCACTATTAGGGAAGAACTTCTCTACTAGAGGACCAAGATTAAGGTATATACTATCAGTATCAGATGCAATAACATAATCAACTTCATCAGTACCTAAGATCTTATTAATATATCCATTCATCTTATTCTCAATCCAACGGATAGATACCTGACCACTTAAGGTAATGGCTTCAGCATTAGCCAATTTGTAATATCGAAAGTACTGATTGCCAATAGCACCATAAGCACTGTTAAGAGATATCTTCTTCGCCATCTGGATGTTATTACATCTTGCGATTTCTTTTGTGAGTGCCTCTGATGGTTTCTTTTCATACTCTTGTTTAGCAGATAACATCCTCTTCTTAAATATAACACGCTCGTTATACATCTTCTCCATGAGTTCAGGGAGAAAACCACGACGCTCCTTCGTATACTGTGCTCCATTAGCACAAGTAGCATACTCACTATCTACCTCAGTCTCCTTATTCAGGATCCTCTCAACGCTCGCACTGGGACATCTAGCCTCCCTGAGGGTCTCTGGTGAGATATTGTACTGCATAATAAGATGAGGGTACAGGCTATTAAGGTCAAAACTGACCACCCAATCATACTTTCCTGGAATCGGTTCCTTGACATAAGCACCTGCGTACTTTTCATCCTTGTCGGATCTCTCCTTCGGTGGGATGACGATGTTCCGCTTTTTAAGATAGTTGTATATGATGTTGTCCCACATTCGGACTTGATAAAACACATCTGCATAATTGACCTTAGCATCATATGCCATAGTCAATGCCAACTCAATGAGTTTCATCTTGTCTTCCAGACGGTCAACAAGTTCCACATCAATTATATTATATTCTACGAATTTTTGCCAGCCATTTGTATAGAAATCTTTAAATGTGTCGAATTCAGAGTGATCTAATTTCTTCTGCCCTAGTTCTACCTGTGCAATATAATCCAATCGATATGACTCTTGGTTTGTATAGGTAAACTTCTTATACAAATCAAGATAATCTAACTGAGTTATACCACCCACATCATATGTCTGATACCTACGACCTTTAATATAGATCTCCTTAGGAGAGCATAATCCCCAAGGGGATAATCTCCTCATTAATTTAGTACCAAGAACCCTTTCAATACGCTTTGCAATATATGGTATATCAAACAGTTGAATGTTCCATCCAGTCACAATGTCTGGAGTATTATCGATCCACCACTGAATAAAACTACTCAGAAGATCATGCTCATTATTAAACTGTATGTAACGAACATTCTCTTGCTTATTTTTAAATGATCCTATACCCCATGTTGTAATCTCTTTGGTATTATAATCTTGTATAGAGATCAATAAGATCTCTTGGTCAGCAGATTCTACATCAGGAAATCCATTCTCAGATCTAGTCTCAATATCAATAGTATATAAACGGATCTTACTTATATCAAACTTAATCTCATCCTCAGGATAACTATCAGCAATGTACTGATAAATGAATCTATCCTGACCATAGATAGGAAAATTATCTACAAACTCATACTGCTTTATAAACTCTCTTGACTCTCTAACAGTACCTGGTTTAATCTTCTCAACATACTTACCTTCAAGAGTTTTATAATTAGTTTTTTTCTTTGCAGGTACAAACAAAGTAGGAGAGTACTTCTCTCTAACTTGGAAGTACTCTCCTTTGTCGTAACCACGAACGAGAAAGTTATCCCCGATCATAACTACATTTGTGTAAAACTTCATTCAGATATAAGTTCCTCGTATGCCTTTAAAAGCTGAGGTTCTGGGTCAACTACAGTTAGTATAGCATCGGATGAGATCATACACTTATGTTGGTGTGTCACTCCTTTACCTGGCCACCTCTGTAATCTTTCTTTCCAATCCTTACCCTCCTCAAGTCTAAACTCAACAGGGTCAGTTAACTCACAATCTGGTTCACCAACTTCAGCACCTACTTCTCTAATCTTAGAAACTAATACTTTAGAATCCATTTTTAAAACAAGAACCTTAACCATTGGTCAACTCCTGATACATTAATTTTAAATCGTTAACTGGGTCACAAATTGTAGTAACCGTTGCTGGATTAATTATGTAAGTACTGTCTTCAGAGATATCCATCCAACTCTTAAGTCCTACTTTATTGACTTGTGATTCAGTACCAGCATTCTCTTCTTTAAGCCTAACCTCTGGTGTATAAACTATCTCAAAAGGTTTAGTAACAAGATACTGTGTTCCTCTATCACTTGGATCAACAACTTCTTTTAAATCACAAAGAAGTTGTGTGCCATCGTTTAATATAGTGACTTTAATAGACATCTTTTTTTAGAATATTTAGGGTGGGAGGTTGGGTTCATGTTTACCAACAAGTGAGGGGCATTGCTACATTGAGTAGATTTTTACCGCACTGTATATGTCCCGACTGGTAAGTCGATTCTAGAGACTCCTCTAGCGAGCACCACCTCTGACACATCACCTTAACTAGCCTTATGCCAGCAAGTTTATTCAGTCACTCCCGTGTTAGGCGATCAACCTAACAAAGATATTATACATTAAAAAAGGGGGTATGTAAACCCCCTTGTGTTAGATCCAGTCTTTACGAGCGTGATGATCTGGTATGATCTTACCAAGTGTGACAGTTAGTAATCCGTCTTCAAACAAGACTTCTTTGACTACTGTTTCATCAGCGATAGTCCATGACCTATCAAATGATCTTTGTGCAAGTCCTCTATGTGTATAATTTTCCTCTTTCTTCTCTTCCTTGTGACCTTCTACAATTAATTTACCATACTCTGTGTAGACTTTAACCTCATCCTTTTTGAATCCTGCTAGAGCAATCTCTAATCTAGATTCAGTATTGTTTACTTGAATGAGATTGTATGGTGGGTAATTTGATTGTGTTTGTAGATCGAAGAATCTATCAAAATAATTGTCGAGTCCTATGCTATTCTTGGTGATCTTATCCATAAGATCAGGCAAGCTTTCAGCATGAAATCTTTGTATGTTAGACATGATGCCTCCTTTAAAAGCGAGTGTTTAATTGTATAGTCCCTTACGGCGACTACACTTTATTTAGTATCATCATAGTATCTTTCCACCCATTAACACAGTGGGAAGAACCGCCCATTTCCTGTACTGCTTTCGCTAAAGCATAATCATTTTGACCTTCTTCCATCATATCACCAAAGAAAATTAACTGTTCTCCTAATTTAAAATCCCTAAGTATCTGACTCTTATTACAACCTGGTGCTCCTAAATCTAAACCAGTCTGTCCTCCTATATTAACCTCTAATTCTGGAAACTTTAACTTAAGTCTTCTGGCAATTTCTTTCCTTTCATTCGTTCTTTGATCCCACTTCACATACTCTTCTCTTTCAACAAAACATGTAAGACCTCTGCCTAGGATACTAAAGTTAACTCCTCCTGGCCTTCTCTCAATATGTTCACCATTACGAACAGGGAACTTACTGAATAGTAATTCATTTTCTAGATGCATCTCTACATCCCTAGGTAACTCCCAATCATCCCTATAGACACTAACATCCCCTTCGTACACATCAGAACCAGAGCAGTTATAAACTCTCTTAGCATTGTTGTATATTCCAGTTGTTACCTGTTCTATGGTCTTCTCTCTATCACTACCAGTAACTAAGTACACATCATTACAAGTAGAAAACTCATAAAAGAAATGTAAGAACTCAGGTTCTATAGTTTTTCTAGCAGGTGTCAAAGTCCCATCGACATCAAAAATAAACTTCTTCAGGATTCTTCCTCCGTTTTTTTCCTTCCTATATTATACTTGGTTTCGAGTATCCAGTCACCTTTGTCTTTATAAGACAAAACTTTAATCTGGTTTAAAGGTGCTATGTCCTGAATCTGATCAGCATTTAAAATCTTTATGAGACCCCAATCAGCAAGCAACTGAGCAATGCGGTTCCTACGCTGAACATCGTTAACAGTAAGGTTAGCTCGTTTCCCATCTAAAGCAAATAGTTCTTTAAAATGAACTATGAAATATCTTCCCTGCTTATGTAGGATATGACAAGACTGATATAACTTCTTCTCTTTACGGGATGCCACACCTATACGGGTTAGCGTCTCTCGTACTTTAAGGAAATCATCTGGTTCACCTAATGATACTTCCACCATCTTATCGGGGGACCAATCTACCGTTGGTTCATTCACAACACTCATCGTCTTCATTAAATTTTATTCGTAAAGGTATTTAGTAAATAAATCTTGCAGAAGAAGATCCCATTCCAATAGTAGTATCTTTAGTAATGAATTCAGTTACCTGAGCATAATACTTTTCTATCTCATATTTTTTATTAAAATCTTTTAAGTCTATAACATTACCACTTATCTCTTCATACACTGTCATGAAAGTTCCCAACATATGCCATTGTAATGGTGGTATATATCCTGGTGATATGCATACAAAAATCTGATCAAACTTATAGTCACCAAAATCATACTCATCTTTAGTGAAGAATTTAAAATTATCAATATACTTCTCAGCATAAGGAATGTGGTCAATATTATTACTGGACTTGTTACCAATCCAAGTAAAAGATTTTAATCTATTTTGAGTCTGTAACCACATACCCCAGTTACCTTCCATAACTCTATCATAAGTCTTTAATGACATTATCTCTTCCCGTGGTCCTTCTCCAAAACATCCAGAGAATATATCATCATGATGATCTATGTTTATTATTTCTATATCACTATGACCTTCTAATCCATATAGAATATTGTCATGATCATATCCAAATCTAACATCAGTACAATGCCTAAGTGCTTTTAAATATGTTCTAAGACAATACTGATAATTATCAACGCTAATTTTATGACTAAACTCACCAGGATGATCTTCAAATAATTCTGCCCATTTAACAACTGGCCACATATCATATCCTTCTTCTGTTTCTTTAACAGTTTCGTTATGAATAATAGCAGGTTCAGATATAAAATCTAAATCAATACTGAGTATCTTCACATCATTCCTCCAGTATTAAGTTTACCTTTAATATATTCAATCTGATCCTTTGTAAGAATCCTCAATGCCTGTTGTGCTTTCTCATTACTATACCCATAGTACTTCTTAACTGCATCAATATCCTCTACCTTACCCTTCTTTAACCAAGGAGCAAATCGTTTCTTCTTCCTTAAAGAATTTAAAAGAAAATCATACTGAAGTTTAGGATCAAGAAAATGAGACTTGTTCATTTCATTTGCAAACAATACAGAATCCAACGAACCAGATAAACATTTGTTCACAACAAATGCTGGATACTTTTCTGTAGGATCTTCATCTAGAATATTCTCCTTTGTGAAGTTGATTGAGTTTAACCAGTTCTTTAACATCCTAAGACCTCCGAATAATCATATGTTCTACCAAGTAATGCTATGTTAGTTGGAACCTCTATAGTATAGCAGAGTTTATAAGAAGCCCATACTGCTGCTCCGAAATGAACACCAGTATCATTTGCAAATGGAACAATATGCATATTCGTAAACATATCTCTAATCAAAGTATTGGTATTAATATTTAAAAAACACCCACCAGCAAAACAAACATTATCCTCCAGATAATCTTTTCTTAATTCAGAGATAAAATATACAAAAGCATCTTCATAATTCTTTTGCATGTAATATGCTTTATTATCTGGAGTAACATTCCACTCCTTCAAATGATTTAAAACTAATCCATAATCATAAAAATTAACAATAGGTAATCCAAATTCATATCTATCAATACCAAATGCTTCTTTAGCAATCTCTGTAGACTTAGTATATGGTTGATCCCTTGTCGTATCATATTTACCATATGCAGACAGTCCCATTATCTTACCTTCTGCATTATTATACTTGCCATCATTGGAACCTGTCTTCTCATTGTAAATATTACTAGCCATATTACAATAGTAATCACCAAAAGAATTCTCACCTAACCCACTTTGCATTCTAAAGAATCTAAAAATTCTTTTATCTTTATCAAAGTATCCAATACTATTATTCTCAGTGCCTTTAATTGATGCATCAGCAAAATCCCAGATGCCACTACCAAACCCATCAAGAGTTAAAAAACTACCACTATTAAATGGTGCAGTAAAGACAGTAGATGCTGCATGACACAAATGATGACCAACAAACCATACTTTCGCATTAGGAAATACACTACGGATCATCTTATTTGCTTCACCACTCATAGTCTGCTTATGACAGAGATCCACTGCAGACGGAACAAAGCATACAATATCAACATCCTCTTTAGAAATATCACCTAAACAATAATCTATAGATTTATACGGAAAACTACCATCCCACTTTTCTCTAGAAAGTCTTTCTTCATCGATACTTCTAATATGTTTACCATCTACAAACAAAGTAGCACCAGCATCATGTATTCTATTTTTAGTTGAGATATCTGTTGGATCCCAATCCAACGCACCATGAATACCAATAATATTCATTTAAGATCCATAATTAAGTAGAAGTAATTCCTTACGCTCCTGTTGATCCTGCATATAGTCACCAACAGATCGCATAGTATAAGTGTGATCAAACTCAGCAGCGTTCCAATTTTTGAAACGATCCCTAATCACCTGACTACTATTATAAGATATCAACTGGGGTGCTGTAAACTCATCACAGACAGTAGCAAAATCGTCATGATTAAAATGCTTATGCATATCACCCTTCTTACCATATAAATTATTTCCTATTTCATAAGGAGGATCTAAGTATATGAATGCACTCTTATTATCAGACATCAACTCCTTCCAATCAAGATTTGTTATATTCCAATTCTCAATTAACTTACTATACTCTGCTAACTTTTCGATTCCCCTAAAGGAAAAATTGGACTCTGATGCCTGAGGACTAAAGGAGGAGGACTCAGTAAGGCCACTAAAGCTGCACTTATTAGCAATGTAAAAATCACACGCTCTATCAAATTGCGATTTACTTTCATCATTAACACCCTCCTTTGCTTGAAAAAATAACTCCTTGGCAGTATCCCTATCAGGATTCATGTTCTTAATAGACCACAATTTATCCTGCATTGCTTGACCATCATGCTGCAACTGTTGCCAGAAGATAGCAAGTGGTCTATAAAGATCATTTACCCAAATATCTAGGTGAGGATATAGTTTAGCAATAAACAATGCTACAGAACCACCACCCACAAAAGGTTCTCTATATTCTGTAAGGTTCTTTAAATCTGGAAAATGTTGTGCTAGTTTAGTACAGGCACGAGATTTTCCGCCTGGATAACGAAGAGGAGTTTTCAATGCTTTCATAATTACCAATAATTCATGTGTAGTTCATCATACTCCATGTGTTTAATAAGAGCATCTTTTACTCTAGGATCATCTTCAGTATCAATAATAATACCAAGTTGTTCTTTCCGTGCTTGTTGAAATACAAAAGATGCTTCTTCTGCAGTATCAAAACGACCAAGACCTGTTCTCTTACCAGGTCTTACAGTATTTCCTTCCCTAATAACGGGATTGATTTGAGTACGATATGGTTTATCTTTAACTCTACCTGTCTTCCACATATTACAGATAGTAACTCCCCAAGGTAATCCACTTTCAGGATTTTTACTAGAAGGTTTAAACCAAGAATTTACAATTGGTCTGACCATTAAACAAGTATCAGGACCATAGTGTTTATTTCCCTGAATAAGAATATCTTTATCAATCTCTTTATTATCTGGATCATCCCATGTTTCAGTCCACTCTTTAAATACAGAAAGTTTGAACCATCTTGGATCCATAGTACACCCTTTATATCTTAGGTTTTTCTTTACCCATTTAGTATCCCTGTTATCAGTTCTCCTAAGAATACCATTCCACCTTGACCAAGTTGCACTCAAACTATAGTCTGGAATAAAAACATCATTTATACCAACACCATAAACAGGAGTGCGAACATCAGGATTTGGACCTACTCTCCCAATGTGAGGATTTGGTGGTTTTTCTATCCAATCTTTTTTATCATACTTTTGATAGACCAATTTCCCATTAATTTTCTTGTAGCGATATTTTCTTTCTTGCCCATTTACCAACTTTTTAGTTTTAAAAGTTTCATATCCTTCTGGATAGGTCATTTGAATTCACACTCCACCATAATTTCGGTTAAACATGCTAGTATATTTATCTCTTGGTCGGCCACAAAAGCAATCTGATACTGATACTTAGCAATAATGAGCACAGCAGCAGCAATGCTAGGACCGTCAAGGGTTTGATAAAGGCCATCATAAAGACGGCGAAGCAATACAGCAGGATCATTATCCAGATTAGAAACGACCCACTTCCTGACTCCAGGAAAGTCTTTCGCACGAAGCGTTTTAATGAGGTCGTCAACCTTGACATCAGAAAACTCTACTAGGATAGCTGAATCTATTGTACCACCAACTGAATATCTTTGCAACTCATTTAATACTCTTCTCCAATCTGGGAAGTGTTTGTTAATTAATTGGGCAAGTACTTTCTTATCAAAGTCAACACCTTCCCCTTCAAGAATCCCAACAATCCTCTCGAAGAAAGAGACCTGTATCTCTGCCTTCTCCTTACCTTTGATCGAGAACTCAACCACAGAACACCTTGAGTGTAGCGGTTCGATGATTTTATTTTTATAATTGCAGGTGAAGATGAACCTACAGTTTTTATGGAATGCCTCAATGTTACTCCTCAACAACAACTGAACATCATGTGTCGTGTTGTCTGCCTCGTCAATAATAATAACCTTGTGGTTAGATGAAGCAGATAAGGACATAGTAGAAGCAAAGTTCTTTGCTTGTCCTCTAACTGTGTCAAGGAACCTACCTTCATCAGAACCATTAATCAGAATGTAATCACATCCCAACTGTTCGCAGAGTGCCTTAGCAACTGTGGTCTTACCCACACCTGCTGGTCCTGTTAAGAGAAGATTAGGAATCTCACCCTTATTTAGAAACTGTCTAAAGGTTTCCTTAATATTGTCTGGAAGAATACATTCTTCAATTGTCTTGGGTCGATACTTTTCAACCCAAAGAAAGTCACGCTTCATAATGAATAATAGGTTGTGGTGGATTCCAATGACGAATCACACCACCAATAATAAAACAATTAGTAATGAGGTAAGAAAAGAAAATAATACTGCGTATGATAACAATGTAATTGTCGTAGGGTTTAGTTTTCTCATCTGAGAATGAACCCAATGCATATTTCCAAACATTAATTATCTTACGCATATGTTGAATCAGGTTCCAATGCAATAAAGTAATCTAAATTATAATTGCTATTGGTAAATTTAGCAAGGTTCTTCTTAGAAATCTGAACATCATATGATCCAGGAATTAACTTAATGTTCTCAATCTTAAAGTTAAACTCAAAGGTTTGTTCTGTCTTACCAACCACAAGAGTATACTCATTAGAGTTATCATTCTTACGATCAGATACTACTAGAGTAACCTCTTCACCATCACCAATTGCTGATAGATCTGGTAACTGATATACAGAAGATGCCTTCAAGAGTTTCCCAAGTTGAATACTATCCAATTGGAAAGTAACATCACTTGAAGGAAGTTTCATTTGCTTCTCAGGTGGAATCACTATACAATCAGGATCTGCAAAAGCAAACTTAACCTTAGTTGACTTACCCTCACGAATAATCATATAAGTCTCGTTCTTAAGATCCAAATCAGGATCCTTCATGAGGTTGACTCCATTCAAGAACTGAGGTAGATCATAGATCCCAAAGTCCCTCTCAAAGTTCTCATCAACATCTGCTTCTGCGAGAATGTTCTTCATCACACTAATAGTGCGAAGTTTAGAACCCTTCTTAACTAGAATGGATTGGTTGATTGAAGAGAAGTTCTCCAATAAGTTAATTGTTTTTTCAGAAAGTTTCATATCCATTAGTAGAGTCCTTGTCTAATCCTTCAAAGTGGTATAATAATACAGCATAGTGTATTATCTTCTGAATGTCAAGCCTTGTAGTTCCTTTCTTATCATAGCGTGATGCATACTTAAGAATGTTACTACGGCAAAATGCAGATGCATCTCCGACTGCTTCAATAAGATCTAAGGTCTGTACCTTATCATTGTAAGCATAGTGAGAACTATATGTTCTACCAATATATTCCTTGATCTTTTCAAGGATGTTCTCCTCGTTGTACTTGTAATGTACTTGTTGTTTTGCAATTTCTGGTGGACAGTTACTTGTGTCTATAGAGACATTTTCAAGATTGACTTGTTCCCAGTTACTACTGTTTGAATAGGGTGAATGTGTTCCAATACCTGTCACAGGAAATACCTCATCTAATGTTCCGTTAATTGTGTGATAGAGCAAGCTCCATGAATTAGTCATTTTTTCTATAGCAAGGTACACCTGCAGGGTCTAACCATTTGGTATACTCTAGATCCTCTATAGCAATGCCAAACTGCATTTGATTATCGCAGTAGTACATATCTTTG